CCTTTTAGTTTGTGCTGCAAAACCGTCTATAATTGCTGAGTGCTCAGATATGTCAGCGTCCCTAAGCCTTGCCTCAAGTTCTGCGGCCCGTTCGTCTTGAAAAATCTTAACTTGATTTGCTTCTTTAGCGTCAATTGCTTTTTGCTTTTCAACTCTGGCTTGCTCAACTAACTGACCAGCCTCCGCTGACGCAGACGCAATGCTGCGAAAAAATGAATCTTGGGAGTTGATATTTACTTGGCCCCCAACAGATGGCTTGGCCCTAACGTCCTGTGGTTTGCTTGTGGGTATTTTAGGCATTACTTATCCTTTAAAATCTTTGTTGTTTTATATATCCCTTTACCCATTGATGTCAAGCCCCCAACGGTGGAAGCAAGTTGGGCACTACGTCCCTCAAACCTCATAGCGTCAGCACCACGCCGTAGACGAGACGCTTCTGCCCGACCCTGCATCAAGACATTCCCAACTCTTTGGGCTGCCATAGCGGCCTCCTGAGCGGCTAAAACTGCAGGTGTGCCGGTGGTTGTTACGACACCGCCTGCTGCAAATCCTGCCTTTTGCTCACCGACAATCATGCGGCTTTTTTGCAACTCAATGAACGCTTGAGTTTCAGCGTCCTGCATTGCCTGCTGTGCGTCTAGTTCTGCAATTTTGGCGTTGTATTCAGCTAACGCTCTTTGCTGGCGGCCCATTGCAATTTGAGCACCGCCTTCTATGCCGCCAAATATAGCTTGTGCGAAGTCTCCCATTATTGTCCTTTAGGTAAAATTTGTGGCGACATATACTGTATTGTCGCAGGAAGTGGTTTAGTTTGTTTGTAAAACAGAGAGAAATATCGGAAGTTACCATGTGGCAATGGCAAAATCTTCTCTCCCGTAAACAAGGGTAGAGCGGTGTCCATAGGATCTTGCGGAGTCCTAAACTGTATCTCGTAGGAATCTTCTCCGGTTTGCCCATCAGGGAACTCGTAACGTATGCCAATTTCTCCACCCAAAGTGCGGAACATTCCCAGACCAACATTAACCGCTCGCTTGTTTTTGTTCCTAGACATTCCATCGCCTGCAGGTGCCTGCAACTTCATTGTCTCAATCTCTGATGGGTAAGCTATCCCGTAAATAATTGAATGGGCACTGGAACTAAATTCTCCTTCTACGCTAAGCCTGTCGCCGTGAACCTGATATGGTCCAAGCACCAACCCATTGCCCAAGGCGTACACGTCGTTACGACCTCGAGCAAGCTGCAATGTTTCGCTAGACAATGCTGGGCTAAACGCATTCGTGGTCGTTAGAGTTACATCATCGGCTATGGAAGCAACGCGCTGGGTTTGACCGCCTGACTTAATGTAGTCGCCCACAGATAGCTCGCTAGTAAATGCGGTGGATGTTCCATTAACTGTAGAGCCAGTAGAGCTTATTGTTCCACTAAGAGTGGAGTAAGACCCTAAATGTTCTGCTCCCGTAACAAGAGTGTAGTCGCTGCCAAGATTGGGGTCAGGGTACGTTATATCGCTTTCTGCCCCGGTTACAACCTTGCCAGCATCTAAAAACCATTGGTAATTCCGAGTGTTCTCTGAAGAGCGCAAACGCATTACTTGGATCTTGTTGTCCAAAGGTCCAGTTATGTAGTTCCGATAGATAACCCAAACGTCATCCTCGTCCGATCCGTACACAGATGCAGCACTAAGAAATTGGTCCAGTTTGTCTTCTTTGGGCTTACGCTCAAACCAAGCTTGAACCTCTTCTTGCTTTTCCCAAATCAAACAGTCGATCTGACCATTGTTGGGTAGCCACAATATCCTATAGGGATCTTGGCTGTAAGCAATTTGAGTGTACGCCCGACCGGTTGCCCCAGTGTTTTTGGCGTTTAACCTTGTCAAATCTTCGGCTGCATAACCCCTGGCTCTCCAGTCGTATGACAACTCGTACACACGCTGTCTTTCAGGACTAACAAAAACCACACTGCCTCCCACTTGTCTTGGCTGAATGTAAGCACTGCCAATAGAACTTTGCACTTGAATTAAGGGAGCAGAAGTAGCGGACACGGCATTGTTATCGGCTCCACTCAAAGAGTATTCTTCTCCAGAAGTTCCTATTAGCAAAGCCTCTTCTCCAGCAATCCACCTAATCTTATTTTGCTCTACGCTAGATAACGTGTAACTTACGCCATCGCTTGCCAGCACGTTAGGTACAGACGTTCCAAAGTTTTTAAAGTTGTCAATCGCAGACCCCCAAATAGTTTGCTTGCGATTGTCCGTTCCGCCAAACCATATGCGCCCCTGATAAAAACAAACAGTAGAAGGCCAACCTTGCACACTGCTAAAAGCCCCTTCGGACCATAACGTAGTAGGATCAACTCCACCGCCTGCTGTAGAGTCAAGAGACTCAACCCAATCAGCTATAACGCTAGTTGGGCTTGTATATTGGGTAATTTTAAAACTCCCCTTAACTTCTATTGCGGGAACAGTTAAAACAGCAGCAGAATGCCCAGACCCTCCGTTTGTTGATTGCCTAATTTCATATTGGGCTTTAGGATTAGACTCGCTGCCAGTAACAGTAAAATCTAAGTTTCCTCCACCATTTCCTTGAAGTTGTTGAATCTTTTCTTCAGTTACCCAATTGTCTACACTTCTGTAAAGATAAAGTTCATCAACAAAACCGCCATTAGTAGTTAATGTCCAGTCTCCAAAAACAGGAATGGGACCACTAACCAATGAACCAGAATGCAAATCTAAAGATGCTTCTTTGGCTTCACGTTTTTCGCGTATCTCCCAGTAGCTGCCAACGTGACCTGCTTCAAATAATGCAGATGATGCAGTGACGGTTACACCGCTTCCAACATACCCATTAACAGCCAAAGTAGTTGTACTAGAGTTCTGTTCAATTACTGGAGGTAGGGTAAATTCAATTTCCTCTATTCGCCAATCAGTTTCTCCGTAGCGAGACAATGTTAGTGGCTGGTAATTCTCATTTACCAGATAGACTACATCGTTTACCTGTGCCCTCATTGGGTAGTCTAGGTAGGAAGTAAACTGGCTCATTGGCAACGGGATTTCGTAAATAAATGTACCCGTTGTTTCCGTCTCTGTCAAAGTGTGCCAATTGCCTACTGTAAAAGTAGCAGCAGATGTTCCACCGCCCAAAGTATTAAATGCGTACACAACTCCACCATTGCTAACCAACTCTCCATATCTATATGTTGTAGTAGCCTGCCAAGCTGGTACGTCACCTATGTCAACAGTAACTTGAGTATTGCTAATGTCGTTTTGAGAACTGTCAAAGAAACGCATGTACGTTCCGTCAGTCTCAATAATGTAGTTTACCGATTGGCTAAACTTAAATGGCAACAATATGCTTCTGCCAGTCTTAGCCTCAGCCGCATACTCAAAGCCCCACATACGTTCAGCGGGACCATACTTAAGTGGGATAAAGCCCGTGCATGTTTTAAGGGCTGAGCCGTAATCCTCAAGATCGGTACGTCCGTCAAGGAGCGGCGACCACAATCCACCATTGAATCGGTTAATTCTGGTCCACAAACTCATGCGTCTTCTCCACCGTAATGGATTGAATCCCAAACAGAGGAAGCATACATGTTGTCAACCGGCCTACGACGTTGCAAACTGTCTGTAAATTTGGCTTCCTCTACCTTTCTTTCATACAACGAAAACAATCCTTGAGACAAACCTTTATCATCTGTTATTGCCATGCAGCACGAAGCGGCCAAATGCAAAGCTATAGACTCGACCAACAAAGCATCAAATACAGATGTGTCTTCTTCGTCTCTAATGTACGTAATCTTTAAAGGAGCAGCCAAGTCCGTGTGTATGTACTGACCTTTGAGTTCGTATTCTTTGTAGTGCAAGTCGTCTAGGTCAGTGTTGCCAATGTTGACAAGCCTTAACGATTCTTGAGGAACTAAAAATCTTTTGCCCCATGTGTGCTCAGGAGCAGTTGCGTCTGCGGAAAGGCTAACATCTTTTTTAGCGCATCCCCAGGTATGCGACCTCAGCACTTCTTTTCTGCTAAAGTCATACCGAAAGCTAAGAAGCTCGGCTGTTGGGCTAGTGTCGGTAAAAGGATCGGCGTATCTTCTTTCACCCAAATGGGTTGCCGCCAAATTTACTATATCGGTTTTTGTTACTGCCATGCTTCTTTACGTTAAACTCCCAGGCCCACCTCCCGAAGGAGGTGAGCTAAAGAGACTAGGAAAACCTAGAATTTAAAGAGCCTATGGGCTCTGATCGCAGAGTACCTCTACTACGCCTTCTTCTTGAATGCGAGTAGCGCCAATGTCCTGCTCACACCAAACTTGGTACGAGTAGTTCTTGGTGGGCAGCTGCTCAACGCGAGCGTCGAAAGCAGAAGTAATACCAGCAACAAGAGCGCTGCGAGTATAAGCAATCGTGCTTGCGATGTCGCCAGCAGAAACGCTAACCAACTGAGTCGGGCAAAACTCGAATCCCATGAAGTAACTAACTTCACCGTTTACGAGAGCCTTAACAGCGGCAAAGTCAGAATCGCTGACCTTATCTACGTTGTTGAGCAAGTCATCCAACTGCTCTTGGCGGTGGACGAAGTATTTCTGCTCACCCATTGGAACTTCATTTTTACCAAGAATAGACTTGGCTTCAATGAGCTTGGCAAGGGTCAATCCTTCGTTGGCTCCACTTAGGTTGACAACAACCTGTTGAGAAGAAGGAAGGGCAACCGAAGATTCGGAAGTCGATCCTGCTAGCTTAGCAGTGGCATTTCCCGTAGCAGCCGCGATAACCGTGGAGTCATAAGAACGTCCAAAGAAAGCAGAAGCGATTTCGACGTATGGCCCGAGGAAGTCGGCAACGCTACGATTGCGGTCAGGCATATCAATAAGATCTGCCCAACGAGTTGGGGTTGCAGTGAGTTTGCGAGTTTCGTGTACCGTAGGAATGTACGCAGTATCAGAGCCGCGAGTGTAAGCGGTGCTGCCTGTAATTGCTCCAACCTGGGGCAAAAACATAGCTTCTCCACCAACCATGCTACGTTCAGCGAGCTTGCCCTTAAGACGAGAAGCTCCCTGCTGGTACTGAATATGTACGTCCGAAGCAAACTTCTGTGAGAATGCATTAGGATATTGTGAGGACATATTGTAATATAATTAGTTGTTATAGTTCAGGTTTATTTCCTGTTCCCAGTCAACACTGGCAGGG